AGCGATGATACTTTGGAAGGTAGGGACAGTGATCCTAATCCTGGCACTAGGGGCGGCACTACTAGCGATTCTGTAGAATCTGAAGTAAGAACTGCTGACTCTCTAGCAGATAAGTTAAAAGGTCTTATTACTAAAGATGCAGTAGAGAATGTATATTTAGAAGTCAATGATGTAAATCTTGAGAATGTTATTGCTACTAACTCTGATGTGCATGAATATGTAAATGGATATTGGTCACAATGTGTAGAGAGAAGGAGAGAGATGGAAAGAGAGGGTGGATATGAACAACGTAATGTTTTTGAAGAAGTAGACCAAAGTTATGAAGACTTTAAAAATAGTGCAAAGAAAGAAGTATCATACCTTGTAAAAGAGTTTGAGTGTAAGAAATCTGCTGATGCTTATGCTCGTGCTTCTACAAGTCGTACAGGTATCCTTGATACAAGAAATCTACATACTTACAAATATAATGAGGATCTCTTTAAGAGAGTGACAATGATTCCTGATGGTAAGAATCATGGATTGGTTTTCATCTTAGACTGGTCAGGTTCTATGTGCTATGAGATGGGAGATACTATCAAGCAACTTTATAATCTAGTATGGTTCTGTAAGAAAGTTCAGATTCCTTTTGAGGTTTATGCATTCACAAATGAGTGGCATCGTAACCAAGAGGAGTATGAATATGGTAAGAGTAGGATAGCATGTTATGAACAAAAGGAGCATACATTCCATATAGATAATGATTTTGCTTTAATGAATATACTTTCTAGTAAAGTTAATGGTAAGGAATTAGATTCTCAACTAAAAAATATCTGGAGAATAGTCGGTTGTTTTAATAGACAGGGAAGTAGATGGTATCATTTTCCTCCTGCAATGAATCTATCAGGAACACCGTTAAATGAAACATTGATTTGTCTTCACGAAATTCTTCCTCAATTTAAAAAGGAGAATGACTTGCAAAAAGTTCAGTGCATTATATTGACTGATGGTGAAGCAAGTTCTCTTCCTTATCACACTATGGTAGAACGTTCATGGGAAGATGCTCCACGTATGGGAATGAGAAATACTAATGCACATACTTGTACTGTAAGGGATCGTAAACTTGGTAAGAACTATACGATAGGTTATGGTTATTGGGAGTTGACTGATACTCTTCTAAGAAACTTGAAAGATAAGTTTACTGATGTAAACTTTATTGGTATTAGGGTTCTTCAACCAAGAGATGCAAAACGTTTTGTTGAGAGATTCCATCCTTATTATAGTAAAGAGTATGAATCAATCATGGCAGATTGGAGAAAGCATAAGACTTTCACCTTAACTGGTAGTGGATATGATGCATACTTTGGTCTATCTTCCACTGTTCTTGCTGAAGATTCTGAGTTTGATGTTGATGATGATGCAACAAAAGCACAGATCAAAAGAGCATTTGTTAAGTCACTCAAGACAAAAAAACTAAATAAAAAGGTACTAGGTGAGTTCATTTCTTTGGTGGTATGAAGACATTTCAAGAATTTTGTTCTCAATTAGATGAGAGCAGTTTAAGTAGAATCAAATCTAAGTCAGATAAAGGGGGGATGGCCATCCTTTCAGGAAGTAGAGCTGACAAGTCAAAGGCAGAGAACAAGGCAAGAGCTAAGCAGTTAGATCGTGACATAAAAGGAAAAGGATTACCTGGTGCAACAAAAGTTACTGGTAGATATGATGAGAAAGATGATAAGACTGGAAAAACTACAAAGGTAAAGGAAAGAAGTCACGTTGTCACTTCTGGTAAAAAGGGTAAGAGGGCATTTAAGAAAGCAGTTAAGTCACTAGGTAAGAAGTATGGACAAGATTCAGTTATTACTCAGACGAAGAAAACAGGCACTCTTTCGGCAACGAGAAAAGGTGGGCTAGGTAAAGATAAAAGAGTATCTTTAGGTAAGATGAGACCAGGTAGAACTGGAGAGAATGATACTAAGATCAAAAACAAGACCTTTACTTATGAATAATGATTTTTGAAACATTTTTAATTCTTGCAGCACTTCCCTTTGTAGGACTAACACTTTACTTTGGGAGAAAAAACGGTTATTATGATAGTGATGACTATACTGGTGATGGTTGTGCTCACGATGTAAAACGATGAGAACTCAAAACAAAGAAAATTATTATTATATTTTTTGGGTTGTGGCAATGATCGCTTTCATTGCACCTCAAGTAATGACTGCTATTGCATATCATAGACTTGCTGACATTCTCAATAAACCAATACAGGTCGAATTAGTATCACCCTTGAAATTTAGATTATGACAAACAAAACTTACGATGATTCCAACTGGAGAGAAGAATCTCTTCCATATCATAGTGGTAAACAAGCAGACCTATTGAGAGATGGACCAAAGAGTCTTTCTCAATCATGGTTGATGGGAGCAATGTATAATCAATGGAAGAAGCGAAATGGGTATAAAGACCCAGAACCACCTGATGTATCATCATCATATCTGGAGTGGGAAAAGAAAATAAAAGACACTTAAATAAGTGTCCACTAGGGGTCGAACAGACCCCTTTTCCGTGTATGATACTTGTATCGAAACAAATTACATCATGACCTTTGAGATTAAAATGACACAGGAAGAAATCATTGATGGTTTGAGAAGTACATATGGTAAAGAGTTCACTGCTGCAGATGTTCGTGGATTCTGTGCTGCCAATGATATTGCTTATCAGACCGTTACTAAAAAACTTAAGCAGTTTAATGTTGGTAGGGGTAAATGGAACCTAGAAGTTACTACTAAAGCAGTGCAGAATATTGAAAAGTCCTTTAGTGCTCCTGCTGCACAACCAACTGTAACACAGAACCTTGTTCCTGCAACAGATGATACTTTCGTTAAGTTTGGAGCATTTAATGATGTTAAAAATATAATCAAGTCTAAGCAGTTCTATCCTACATTCATTACTGGTCTATCAGGTAATGGTAAGACCTTTGGTGTGGAGCAAGCATGTGCTCAACTTAAGAGAGAATTGATTCGTGTAAACATTACTATTGAAAC